TAGATAACTTTGTTTCATTATCTCTAATGTTCATCTCTCTTTTAAGATCTCTCTCTTGTTGTGCTTTAGCTGCTTCAGCTTCTGCTGACTGAGCTAGTGCTTGTTGTTGTCCTTCTGCCATCTTCTCCTGAGACTGTTGAGCTGACTGTTGTTGTTGCTCTTGTCTCTTCTGTTGGTTCTCTTCTCCTTGCTCAAGCTCTACTCTAATTTCTGATAATGAATCTGAGTTAAGTACACCTATTGCATCTGAAAGGGATACCTTGTCCGATTGAATTCCTGTCTGTAATAAAGACTTAGCTGTTTCAAGCGCTTTAGTATCCTTAGCTGTATTTCCTACGTGTACGCCATACTGAGTGTTAGCAAAATCGGTACCATCTATATTAAGTAACATTCTACCTAGGTCATCTGTTACAAAGTTTATCTTCTTTCCAGTACGCCATGCAATTCTAGCAGTATCTACTAATGCTTCTAATACTCTACGCTTAACTTCATTATGTTGATAAAACCAGATCTCTGTAATGTGTGAAGACTGAGATATAGATCTCTCTACGTTACCTACTAGTTCAGACGCCATTGTCTGTCCTTCTCTTTGTCTACTTACACCTGCAAGCTGTCCTATCTTATCTTCAATCTGACTTAATAGTGAGATATGTGTTTGTATGTAATTACCCATCGATAAATCAATAGATTGAAATTGATTAAAGTTAGATGCTTCTCCTTTATTTCCCTCTTCTGCAGAGTTAATAAACATAACACCCATTGCATCAAGATAGTACATCCATTTGTCTGTATCCCATCCTTCTGATGTAGGTATCTGCGCAATATCCATTAATGCAACCTTACCTTTATCTTTAGCGAGTCCAAGCTCTAGTCTATAGAATATAATGTTATATAGGTATTGGTATGCTTTCATTCTGTCTATTAATGAAACAGAATCTGAATTACGTGCATTATATATTAGTCCTGCGTATCCTGATTTACATATAGACGGGTTGTCTAATGATCTTCTCTGGTTCTGCTTTGGTTGTATATCTACATAGATATCATTACCAATTTTAGTTCCTTCCCAATACTCTGAGATCCAGTACCAAATAAGACGACTGTCATTGAAATGGTAGTATCCATCTACATCCTTAGATGCATCATCTGGTAATATAAAGTCTTCGCTTACTAGTTCTACAACTTCTTGGTCATCTTCTATTGTGTATAAGAAACCAACCTTACGTTGAGACTTCCATTCACATCTGATTACTCTTATAGTTCCGTCTATCTCTCCGCCGCGCTTTCCTCCTTTAGGTGATCCCTTTTCTATGTCTCCTGCAATAATTCTAGGTATAGGTGTAAACCCTGAAGAGTCCGGCCCAAAGTTCTTGTCTCCCTGTGATTTTCCACTCTCTAAACTTCTTGCATCCTTGTCAGAAAGTGACATATAGTAAGAATCTAATATAGAAGGTAAAGACATCCATCTCTCCTCTATAATAGCAGTAGCATCTTCTACGAAGTCACTATCTGGGTCCATTACAACTGTTAAGTCTAATGGGTTTACTACTCGTACAACAGGCTCTCCTGAAACTATACCTGTCCAGTAAAGTTCCTCTCCAGCTATAAGTGCATCTTTAAATCCTTTATTGAATTTGAAGGATAAACTCTGCTCGCGCATGAGATAGTTTATAATATGATTTCCAGTACGTTCCCTAACATCTGAGAATGAGTATTTTAAATACTTATCCATCCCTGCAAGTTTCTTCTCCTGCTCTTTCGGATCTTCTCCTTGTGCCAAGGCCATAATGTACTCCTGGTATGCAGAAGTTATGTATTCTTTTTTCTTTTCTTCTAGTTCGCCTATAGCACTGTCGTTAGTAGAGAGGCATCTAAATGTAAAGGGTCTCTTTATCTCCTCACCTAGTAATAGGTTAATCTTTGGAGATATAATATCATAGTGCTGTAGGGTGGCCGGGAATTCGTTCTCCTTAAACCCATAAGGATTAATTACGTACTCGAAATCCTCTAAGTTAATCTTGCCATTGTATAGGTCAAAATTAATCTGTTTACGGTGATTCGTAGATCTTCCGTTATATGAGTCTGACTGTGTTAACTTTTCTAAGTCGTCTATTACAGCCTTTCCCCACTTCTTTGTCTTCTTACTTCTTGATATCCTCTGTCTAGGGAGCTCTTTACTACTTGTTGCCATCGACTCTATTTAAATGTTGGTATTTAATTTGCAAATGTAGCGATTTCTTACGACTTATCAAATACATATCGTTGTTATCTTATCTTTTGCCTTTCTTAAAGAGTACTCTATTGTTATCAAAGATACCCCCTCTATTGTTTGTAACCTTCTGCTGCGCTGTAACTCTCACCTTATGGTTCTCGTGAGAATGTAATATAGTTACCATAAACGAGATCGCTCTATCAAAGTTACCATGCTTAGAATCGTAGGATATTAATTCTTGCAGTAAAGGAATAGAATAAATACTATGTAGATTAAGAATCTTAGTACCATCTTCATTCTCCCCTCTCTCTTCTAATAACCAATCCCTTAGATATATCTCACATTGAGTCTTAATACCTGCAGTCATATGTATACCATATCCCCTCTGTACCCTAGACTTCTTTACCATATCAGCTATAATAGTAGGCTGTTCTTTTAATAGATGTAAGCACTTCTTCTGTTCAAAGTAGATCCTTAATCCTTTTACCTGATTCTCGTATAGTGTCTGCGCGTTGTAATACTCTAGTAGTTTACGCGTCTCTTCATAATGAGTAGCCGCAAGTGTAGGTCTCCCTGTATACTCTGCTACAATCATATTATACGTCTGGTCAAACAATGTAAAGGTCTTATATATAAAGGTAGACCCTAAAGAGGATGTTGTTGATTTATCCTGATCGTATGGATCCGTTCCTGCTATATACATCCCAAAAGGAATCTCTCCTGCATCGTTTCTATATGGATGTTCCCATATTACCGCGCACCCTGTGTTATCTTCATCTGGTCTGTGTGGGAACTTCTCCACGGGGAATAGGTCCATATTAGGAGTCCACTTTACAGACTCTCCTTGCCAATATAGATCACCCGTCATTCCAGTCGCTTGGGCCCTTTTGTTTACTTCGAGCTCTCCCAACCATGCATTCATTTCCACTGTAGGGAAAACATTACCACTAGTTCTAAGGAACGCTTCTTTAGGTGTCTTAGGATACTGGGTAATATACTTTTCCCAGGATCTCTTAGTAGCTCCTCGTTTCTTAACCTCACGTTCTCTTTCAAGTGCTATCTCTGCCGCGCACCTATGAGAGTTACCATCTTCGTCCACGGCGTCTACAACTACCATATCATCAGGATTCTTCTTCTGATACTTATCTACCTCCTCCAATGTAGGAGCAATCATATCGTGCTTTTTCTCTAGGTAGGAAGGGATTAATACCTTACCTGGCTTATACCACATATCATCTATGAATAAACCACAACTAGACCCAAATCCACCATCATCCCATACATTCTCGTACGCGCGTAGCCAATAAGTCTCTGGGTTATAGAACATCTCTGCAAAATCTACAGATCCCATTTCCATATCACCACCTGTACCAAATATAATAGGCATACCTGTCATAATATTACCATCCCTAAATACAGGGGAGGTAACTGCATATGAATCAATTAGATTGGGCCATTTACCTGCCTCCTCAAATAACATTAAATCGGCAGTCTTACCAATGGCAGCTGAGAAGTTATCTTTAAATGTAAGCCTAAAGATTTCACTCTTAAACCCCATCTTTACTCCATTCTCCTCAAACCCTGATATAATATGTTCTTGTTTATTTCTTAATCTCTCTTTACCGAAGTCTGTCTTATGATCATTAAAGTTTAACATCTCTAATGCCATAGCCATGGTAGCTCCAGAGTATGCCTCTAGATATGCTCCAATGATAGATATTGAATTTCGATAGAACGTATATTGGTGAGCTACTAGAGCCCCTGTCTTAAAAGAGAACCCCTTACGCCTGGACTTAGCTACAATAATACCCTCACTATTCTCTCTGGCCGTCTCTACTTCATGAAAGAAGTAGTAATCCACATCAAGAAACTTAGGGAATGAATATATCTTACGCTCAATCTTTCCTTCCTTTACGGTTACCTTAATCCTACAGAAGTTTAAGTAAAAGTAATGAGGACCTGTTATACGTACTCCACCTACGGTGTATCCGTCTCTACATCTCTCCTCTTGTATGTCCCAGTACTCTTTATGTGATCCAGTTCCTGTAGGCGCCGAGGTATAATACCTAACATCCTCGTGGTCACCAGACTTAAGGAAGAATCGGGCCTCTTTATTGAATTCCGTAGAATTAACAAAGGTAGGTGCAATATTAAGACGGTTTAATTTAAGTTCTGACATGTGCCGCTGTACGTTTAGCTTGTATTACTTTTTCAATATATTTCTTTAAGAAATCAAGTTCAATGTACTCTGTGTTAATCATATGTACACCATTTAAGTATATACCTGTCTTAGAAGCAGATAGCATTAAGTCATCTCCTACGGGTCTAATCATCGATTTAGAATCTTTAATTTTTGTGAACCCTATTGTTCCTAGTTGTTTGTTTGTGATTGCCATAATTATCGTTCTCTACTTCTTATTGTTAGTTTTCCTTTAATCTTAGATTTCTTATCTATCTCTTTCTTAACTTGTTCTTCAATCTGGTTTAGTGATTCCATTATCTTACCTACTTCCTTAAGATTACGTACAACATCTGTTGCTTTGTACTTAGGGTTTCCCTTTTCATCCTCTGCATGGAAGTCTACTTCATCAAAGTACTGCTGTAACTTTTCTGTTAGTCCACGTGCGGAGTTTAGGAACTTCATAGTATAAGTCTCCTGGAATTCATTATACTTCACCATAGCAGCTTTAACCATTGCGTCCGGTTCCCATGAATTGTCTTTAATAAAGTCTTTTTGAACCTTAGCGGGCCTCTCATTCTCTCCATATATAGAATAAGGGGATTTAAAATCACATATGAAGTATACATATGATAGTTCTTTGGTTGCTTTTAGTTTTCCTTTCGTTTTATCTCTATCCCATAGGTCTATGAATGGGGGAAGTATAACTGAGTCTGGATGTAGTACTACCTTGAAGGCAGCGTAATCAAATAATCCCATGCTTATCGTTTACTAATATTAAACCCCGATCTATTTGAAGGGGCAGTTGCTAATAGTGCTTTCGTCTTACTGTAAGGGAGTTGCACTGTTATTTCTTCTCCGTTAACTGTTATAATACTTCTATGAATTCTAATGTTACCTTTCATGTTAAAAGCCTGACCAAAAGATGTTACCATCTCTAGATCCCTGCAATACCACTTGGTCTTTAGGTCTTTCTTTACTAATACCACTTCTATATCACCTTCCTTATTGGGAACCTCTGCGTAGAAATCTTGTACTATAGTAAACTCATGACCTCTCATTATCTATTCAGGTTTATTATTAAGTTTCTCTAACCTTCCAGGTTTTACCCCAAATACTCCTAAATAAGGCAACCTAACGGGAGTAAAATCTCCCTTGGCCATTATAGATGCTGTGTACCTAAATTGATCCTTAACTATCTTCTCTACTGTGAGTCTAGGTAGATTGTATTTGATACTTATCTCTTCTATTATCTTATCCATAGTTACAAAGGTACTTATTATTATGTTATAAATGAAAAGACCCGCCACAGTGTGCATAATATAGAGGCAGGGCGGGTTTATTCTCTTTCAGAGTTTTGCCTTAAATGACTTCCCCTGGGACGCTGTTCTTATGGGTAGCGTGGGAAGTACTATTAGTAGCGGGTGATGGATTCGAACCACCGATCTTGGGATAATGAACCCCGCGAGATAACCTCTTCTCCAACCCGCGATATGCTTTAGTCAAAAAGAGCTTCTATTTCTTCCATTGTTATTTTTCTATCCTTAGCGCTTGGTAGAATCTTTAATTTATACTCATCGTACTGTTCATATGTCATATCATATACTTCAGCCGCATTGAATGGAGTTCTTCCATCTTCCTCGTATATTAATCCTACCCTCTCGTCCAGTCTATCAAACCTTTCGTCTTTAGAGTCATCTAGGTGTTTAAAGTTGCTGTGATGGTCTTTATGTGTGTTAGTATAGTCTATTCTATCCTCTACTTCCTTATTATAAAGATCCCATAAGTTAAGCTTCTGTCTTTTAATCCAAGATGAATCAGTTCCTTTCTCATCAGCTACTGTATCAACCCCTTCTAGCTTAGAGCCAAAGAACATCTTAATGTATATGTATACTGAGATTAAAAACTTACGCATCGAAACTTCCAATCAAGTCATATTCTCTAACTGAAAAGAAAGTCTCTCCTTTAACATCAATCTTATAAGCATGTCCTCTAACAGTAATCTCTTGTCCAGGTGTAAGGTGTGTCTTTGTACACTTAGGGCCCATAGAGATAAGAGTAAGTTTTCTTTTCGAAATATCTCCCTCTGTGTCGCCTTCAAACATAGTTTCCAATACTAATGGGTCAGTTCCTTTTAAATCTTCGTCAGATAGGTTAGGGATAACTGATTGGCAGTATACAATTTGATCATCTTCAGGAGTCCATCCTATTCCGTTCTCAATAAAACCTTGAATCTTTCCTTCAAACTTCTCAGCTCGATCAATCCATGTTTGTAATTTGTCTACTCCTACTACTTCTGCTTCTGTTACTTCATTCATGTTTATAAGTTATTTGATTGTTTATTTTGTGTATGGTGCAAATGTACTAACTTGTATAGTACCATGCAAGTTTTTATAGCTATTTATTCCAGGATGTACTATTATGTGCGGGAAGCCTTGTACGTTGGCCATGCAAATTTTTTGCCACTTATAATGTCATTAACACCCTATAAACCCTGTCAGTACTGCCCCTATTACTAAGATAACTAGTATCCTTATTAAGGTACGTCCTTCTATATCATTCTCATTATAATATGCACTCATAGTTCTATAGGTATTAATACGCTCGTGTTATCGTAGTTTCGGTGGTGGTAATTTTTAAACCCCAGCAGGGTTGCTATCTCTCTATGTAAGTGATTCAATGCATCTATTGCATCCTCTTCTGATAGCTTCTCCATAGGCTGGTAGGACGATTGTCCTTTATCATTCTTATTGCTCATAATATTTTTATTAATGTTCCCATCTTATTATACACTATCGTTAGTTTATAATGTATATCCAGGATGTCTGTTTCGTTTTGGTAGCCAAATGCGATTATCGAAGGCCTTATACTTAGATAATATTGTTTACTTGGCATATATACAATCTTTAGTGTAAGGTTCTTTATTGTTCATGGTCTACATTTAATGTTGGGTGGTGGTTATGATCTAATTGATACTTATGGTATTCACACAATGTGATATCCCCACAGTCAAATAGATAATCCACTACTTCCGGAGTAGGTGCTATTAGAATAGCTTCGGTACTCTCTTCTCTTATTTCTTCATTCATTACAGCAAATGTAATTATAATTAATGATGTGTGTAGCATATGTATAGCTTATTTTACATTAGTAGACAAATTGACATGGTATAAACCGAGGATTAAATTTTTATAATATTATTTTTTTAGGTATTAGATTATGTGAACGCTTAACATCTATACAATACTCCCCCCTTAAGTTTTGCAGATGGAAGGTACCCCCTTCAAGTCTGTCAGCATTGATAATCAAATCAAGCTGGAACTTAATACAGGAATCTATGCTATATATAGACCCGCGAACTGGATGCGTTACACCATACAATCCTCGCGATAGACATAACAAGTAGCACTTAGTGTTACTACATAATTTACAGCCTTAAGGTGCCGGGCTTCAAGCGGCACCACGTCCATTCATTTAAACTTATACAACATGGACAACGCACAAAGATTATCTGGTAAACAAGCAGTACAAATCGTTCAATCGAGAACTGCAGTAGTTAAAGCAGGTCGTTATGACTTAGCAGTAACAAGTAACCCTACGCATTATGAAGACAAAGTGATTATCAATCTGAAAGGCGCTACGCCTAAGATGACTGAGAAAGCTACTCAACACTTGCGTGATGGAGAATTTGACAACGCGGCTAACTGCCAACTGTCTTACTCACCATATGCTGACACAGCATTCATCCCTTCTAAAGGCGAGATTGTTAACTGTCAACTTGGTTACGTAAATGCAAGAGACGGCGGTCAAGTACTCGCTATCATTGCAATGTCACCTATGGTTGCTGAAAAGGCTGCCCGTGTGTCACTTGGAGACGAATTCGCTAACTTGTTAGCTGAAGAGGTTTCTGAAGAGGCGCATACTGACGACTTAGGTTAATCCTAAGCATTACACTGGACATACATTCTTAGGGATGTGTGTCCTTTTAATTCGGCCGCAGGCCGGTGAGGAATACTTTGATTCACCTTGTAATAAGGTATAACATCGGAAACCTTAAGGAAAACAATGGGAGCTATTCAATAGCTATCAACTATAAATATACATTCTGGTACCAGTGAGGTTAACTTTGACTACAATGTATAAGAGTTTAGAGAGGTTATAATAAGGTTATGGAGTAAGTAATACTAATACTTCAAAATAGTTCAGCAGAAGTGATAGCATAGGCTGTAGCTACGCTGTCGTATAACAATAGACCCTTTATTACCCCTTTTACTAAACCTATTAAAACCACACATATACAATGTATAGCTTAAACTAACATTCAATGAACAAATTAACATATGCTCAAATAGATGAATATGATAAGCTTACTTCTAAACTATCTGTTGAAGATTGGAGGAAGATAAGAACAATTGATTATAAGATTGAACGTGAGCAAATACTAAAGAGAAGATATGCAGGTAATGAATATAGTCTATTCTTACTACGCAAAGTAAAAGAGTATACTAACTAAACTATATATAAGATGAAACTACCAAACTATAACAAACAAGAAGAATACGAACAAATAGCAACTGCTATAAGTCTATTCATATTAGCTGGTGTATTATTCTATACACTTTAATCATTAAAACTTAAACATATGAACATCGTACTATTATTATTCGCGTGTCTAGGAATACTACACTCAATAAGAACTCTTATATACGTAAGAGACAATTCAACAGAAAATTTATCGACAGATGTGACTAGTGACGTCTTGCTATTAGTACTTAGTGTATTAGTATTAACAAGGTCATTAACACTTATTATGAACTATTTAAACTTATAGACAATGTATAACCTAACAAGACAACAAGCTTTATTTATTAAAGTATTAAAGATGAAGCATAATTGTACTTGGACTACTATTCATCGAGAGTATCAATGTAGGTATCATTATAGACTACCACTGGGAACAGTCAGTGTAAATCTAGGTAATGAACCAGTGGATATTGAAGGAAAGCAATGGGAAGGAATTCTTTTATCGGAAGCTGCAATGGAAAAACTTAACGAAAAACAAGATGATGGTTGGATCTAACATTCTGATTACATTATAGTTAAGCAGTTATAGATTGCCCCTCTTTCGGAATAGCCAAGGACGGGTTTCTTAATGATATATCCTAATATAATGGTAACTTTAAACGACATTAAACGACTACAAATGGATTTAACACTTAACTTTAATTAATCTAATACCGACTATAATGAAGACAACAAAGGAATGCAGAGGGTGTAAAAAGCCAATTCTAACTGGAAGAATAGATAAACTTTTCTGCGATGATAGATGCAGAAATGGATACAATCAAGGAAAAGAATATCGAAAAGCATACTATGAAGACAATAAAGCTGACATAAAAGAGAAAGCTCGACAGTACAGAATAGATAACTATGCTAAGAAAGTCTTAGTCGATGCTAAATATAGAGCGAAAAGAGATGGCAAGAAGTTCAATATAGAAGAGTGTGACATAGTAGTACCTGAATACTGTCCTTTGCTTAATATAAAAATAAAGCATGGAAAGACCTTGGGGAATAACAATCCTTCATTGGACAGAATAGATACAGCTAAAGGATATGTTAAAGGCAACGTATGGATTATAAGCAATAAAGCTAATCGTCTTAAGTCTAATTTAACAGTTGAACAGCTTAAACTATTCTGTAGTGTTTTATTAGATAAAGTGAGTTAAACGACTACGTTCGACTTTGTCCTATATTATCATTGATAAAAGTAGTTTAAATACTATACTTATATGCCCGTGATTTCTATCCTTCAAGATGAATAAGTTCTCTTGATATTTAGTTATTGTGGGCAAAAGTAGATAATTATTAACTAATAAACTATAACTATGAACATAGACCAATCATTCAAAGCTAAGTACAAGATAGCTAAGCTAGAAGTACATGCGATAAAGAAAGGACAGTGCAAATGGCACGGTATACAAATAACACATAAAGTAGAAAGCCTATTTACTCACGTACATATAAGTGGGGAAATATCAGCTAACTAATAATAAAACTAGACCTAGTGGAAGTGATATAATGAGGTAGCTACTGAAGAGTAATTACACACATACAATCACATCGTAATCCTAGGCTTTAATACCCAGTAGAAACTAAATAACCTTTACTTACTGTTATGGTAGACTTAGGATGAATTCACGTTCATATATAACGTGCTAGTGGGTATTTATATTAACTTAAA